TGAACAAGGTCCTGATGATACTATCGAAAACGTTTTCAGAAAATATAGATTACCAGCTCGAACTATAAAAGAAACTTGGCCTAAGGGAAATTTTACTACATCTCAATTAGAGATAATGAATTCAGACGCTTACACTGAGATGGAACTAATCGAAGGGTGCGTTTATGAACCCCAAATCTCAGGCAGTAAAAAATATTGCTTCTTTGTTTACTTAGAAGGAGCTGAAGGTTTTATAATTAAAGAATACCGTGCCTGGAGTCCCTGGGTAGTTTTCCGCTGGAATGTTTATGCTGGAGAACAATTCGGGCGCGGACCAATTATCGATATGCTCCCGTTTATTCGCGAGCTTAATCAATTGGCTCAATTTGATTTGCAAGCTGCTAGTTATAATGCGAACCCTATATTTTTAGTAGCTGCTGGTTCTGAAGTTAATCCATATACTGCACGCATAGCTCCAGGAGCTATTATCCCAGTACAGCAAATTGCGCCAGGAGTAACGCCCATTCAACAGCTGCAAATACAAGGACAACCTACATATAGCCAACTAACTAGAGGAGAGCTTGTACACGCTGTTAATGAGGCTCTTAATACCAACCCTATTGTACCGAATACTAAAACTGAAAAAACAGCAACTGAAGTTCAAGCCAGACAAGCTGAATGGCTCAGACAAAACCAATCCATGGCCGGAAGACTTGAGCGTGAACTATGCCGACAAGTAGTCGATAAATGTTGGCGAATTCTTCACAGTTTAGGAATGGTTCCAGTTCCAGTTATTAATGATGACGATATTACTGTTGAGTTCGAAAGCGCTATCAAAGATATTCAAGGACGAGCTGAAGTTGAAAAAGCTCTCCAAGCTACTCAATATATGGCTAACATTGTTGGTCCTGAAGTTGGAGCCAAAGCTCCTCAAATGGGCTATCAAATCGAAGACGTTCCAACTTGGGTTCTAGAAAAAATGCACGTCGATCCGAAAGTCATGCGCAGCACCGCTTCTAAACAAGCTATAATGAGAAAACTTCAACAAAAAGCGCAACTTACTGAACAACAAGGACAAGCATCGGCCGCTCAAGCCGAAGCTATCCAACAACAAGCTCAAGCTAATTCACAACAAACGGAAGGACAAGCAGCCGAATAGATGGAAGATTTAGAATTAAAAAACAAACAAATCCAAAAACAAGATAAAGAAGATTTAACTAGATTGGCTTTTTGCGCCTATGAAGCTCTAGAAAAAAATGTCTATGGGAAGGAATTCTGTCACTGGTTAAGAAATAGATTAGCTCACCAAATGGGCCCAGATGTTAATCATACTTATCACGTTGGCGAAAATGATATGATTCGAACAATCTTAGGATTTATAGAAACTTATAAACGCCAATCAAAATTATGAGGAAATAAAATGAGCGAAGAAGGAATTGCAGATAGCTCTCCGGTTGCTCCAGTTGGAGAAGACCAAGGGTATTCATCACTGGACACTGACCCTGGAAATCAATTAACTGATTTAGTTCAGCAGGATACAGACAATAGAGCACCGCTCTTAAATAATAACGTCCGAGGAGAAGCTGGAGCTTTGGACGGATGGCTCTGGTCAGATAATGAACATGGACAAGTTGTTGGCGATGGATCGCCGCCTGACTGGTTCAATTCCAAAACTTTCAAAACAGTTGAAGAACAAGCTAAAGCTCACACTCAGCTTAGGAAACTTTATAATGACAAACTTAAAGGACTCAGCGGAGCTCCAGAAGAAGGATATGTTTATGATTTACCTAAAGAATTTATCGATAAAGGTTATACGTACGATACTTCAAATCCTTATTACAAAGACTTCCTCGATATATGCAAATCCAACGAAGTATCACAGGACATGGTAAATCAGATGACTGATATGCTTGTAGAATCTGTCAATGCAGAAACTCTTAAAAGCGATCAAGATTATGAAGCGCACATTGACAATGAATACAGCCAGCTAACCAATGGAGATAAAGACCAATTTGAAGTCGCGGTTAAAATGGCCGCAACCAATCCCCATGTAGATAGAGACTCCTTAAATCAACTACTTGAAGAAATTCAAACAGCTGGGGCTATCAAAGCCTTTACCACATTAGTTAATGAACATAACTATGCAAATATTCCTGGACCTGAGTCTATTAGACAAAAAGACTCTTGGACTAGACAAAATGAACTTCGAGATAGATTACAGTCATTAGATAAATTAAAAGGACAACAGCGCGAAAACGCCAAGAAAGCCTTATATAGAGATTACGAAGATGAATATCCAGGAGACAGAAACTTTGGCTAAACAAACACCTACAAATAAAATTTTAAGAGCCACCCCTGAAAAAGAAAAGCTAACTAAGCAAGTCTTAAAACACTTATCTGGATTGAAAGATAATGAAGCAATCCCTTACTTTCAGTGTCATTTAGATTCTAAAGCTGGAGAAGCTTTCCCAAATGTTTTTATTGCTCAATGGAATCGAAATGCTTTCGGAGGTTGGTTTATCCATGTTGACCCTAGAGCTGAACCACTCGGTAAATTAAAACGACTCTGGGTTATAATGGCAACTCAAAAAGGATACGCTTCCACCATTATTGATACTATTCCCCATTTAATTGAACAATTAGAATGTTATCGCCACTCTTGTGGCCTAAAAGGAAGACAATATTTCGAACGCAGATTTGGAGCTATTCGACCATGATAAAAGGACGCGTTAAATGGTTTAGTGAGAAAAAAGGCTATGGATTTATAACTGATGATACTGATGCTGAAGACGTATTTGTTCATTATTCAGCAATTCAGATGAATGGTTATAAAAATCTAAGAGCTAATCAAGAAGTTACTTTTATTAGAGAACAAACTTCCCGTGGATTTTGCGCAAAAGAAGTTATTGTATCTTAATCTAAACTTAAGCTATACTAATTCCAAGGACGCATTAGCCTAACCTTAATTAATTTAAGGAATCAGACGAAGGGACCCCTGGCCAACCCTAAGAAAAGATTCAAAACAATTTATCTTTTTTTTAGGAGAATATATAATGCCAGCTCAATTATCGAACGTCGCAATTCAGCAGTTTCATGATCAGTTTACTAACGCATATCAGGCAGCTAGCCAATTACAAGGTACATCTCAATTAGTTAGCGGAGCTAGAGGCGACGCTTATAAATGGCCTTTGCAAGGCGATGCATCTATGGTGCTTAGAAACGCTTATCAATCTTTAATACCTGTGTCTTCAAATGATTATGCGCAAGTTAGTACTTCTTTTGAAAATTACATTTTAAACTTACCAGTTGATATATTTCAACAAGCTGAATTAGTTATAGATACGCTCAGTCAACTTGGCATTGTTCACGCTAAATCAGCTGGACGACGCGAAGACCAATTTTTATTAGATGCTTTATATCAGGCTATTCTCGCCGCTGGAGCCCCAGCTACATTACCTGACCAAGAACCTCCTACTGTTATTGGAGTACAAGTCGGTGCTGACCCAGCCGCTGTTGATGTTAACTTGAATGTAACTAAAATTATCAATGCCGCTGCAGCTCTAGATGAGGCGAACGTACCTCACGAAGATAGATATCTAGCTATCAACGCTAATATGATGCAAAGTATAATGACTGATGGAGATAAACCAACAAACATTTTATACAATAATACTAAAAATCTCATGCAAGGAGGGATAGACACCTTCATGGGCTTTAAAATTATAACTCTTGGAAATAGGTCAGAAGGAGGAATAACTGTCCGTCCTGCTGGAGGCGTACCTTTAGGTGGCGCTGACCAAACCGCTATAGCTTGGCACAAAGCATCTCTCGGAGCTGTTTACGCTCTTAATCCGGTTACTGAAGTTGAATGGTCTCCAACTCATCAATCATGGTTAACTATTTCTAGACTTAGAATGGGCGCTAGCGCTTTATTAGGTAAAGGTATCGTATACCTCGATTGCTTATCTACTGCTGGACCTCTTGCTTAAATCTAATAGCCCCTTCGGGGGCTTAACTTTACGGAGATAATTCCATGGCTTTTGACCCGAAACATTTAGTGAGAATTAGCGCGGGAGAAGTTGCTTCCGACCAACTGGGAGGCAACATCGATTTTTGTTATGAAAGTCCCGATGATGAGACTGGAACTGGCCCAGGAGAACAAGGTGGTCCTGATTATTTTAATGATATATATAAACTTGTCAGATATGGCA